TCTACCCGTATTCTGTTGTTTAGCTCGTTCGTTTTCTTCTTTAATATGTTCGATAAGCAACGTCAAATATATTTCCCTCTCCCATGGTATCATCTCTTCTATTTCAGTTAACGAATAATGATGATTTTGCATCAATGAGAAATTCGTTTTAAAATATCCCACAAGAGATTCATGAGAAAGGCATATTACAAAAAATCGTTCATACCCTGCAATACTATATTATTAGCATGCCCACATTTTTCACAGTTATAATCTATTTCATGCTTTAGTGTTGGCATCTTATCCATAAAGTCCCGGATTTTTCCAAATTGTTCTGCACTTAAAGATTCAATAAATTCTAGTTTATCAGCTTCTGTTTCATCATTAAAATTAATTCTTTCTTCCGGAGTTTCAACTGCTTCAATACACCGTGAAACCATTGCAAATGTCATAGCTGTGGTGGATTCCATAGCTCCTAAGTCTACAAGATCGTTATATCGTGGCCATCTTAATGATAGCTTTAGATTATCTGTAACCTCAACTTTGGTCTCGACTTCTGGTACTTCAATGACAATATCTTCTATAGGAACTATAGTCTCCGTAGGATGTTCGCATTCCGTACACTTAAGTCCAATCTTTGTAGTTTCTCCTACTGATTTTGCTCTAATTCGTGTAAACAAATATTCCACATCAAATGTAGTCAACACACTTTTATCAATCGGCTCTTGCACACACGCTAGAATTGTATCAACTACTGCGTTCATTGCTTGAGCCTGGTTCTCAGACTCCATAGCCAACATCAAAACTTTTTCTTCCTTTACAAGGTAAGGTCTAAATCTTACTTCTTGTTTTGTCGACGGTACCGTTGCTTCGTATTTAGGTGCCGCGTTGATTTTTGGTAAAGCCATTATATATCCTCATAAGCTTAAATTTTTACCCAGTCTTTATATGAAAGCTGGACATTCAGTTCAACCAATCCATTTGGATCATTGTTCAATTGTATTGCATTCAGTGTAGTACAAAATGCATCTTTTAGTTTTACACTATATATCTTCTGTTCGTCAGAATATACGTCTCCATCAATAGTTATAGTAAGCGGACCAATGTTAAACGCATTTGATTCATCAAGGAAACCCGGTATGTCGTATCCAATACCATGTTTAAGCTGATGAATAGTAACATCTCGTGTATATGTATTTGGGTAGCCTAATTCTTTTGTTAACGAGTTTGCAGCTAAATCTTGCCAATGCTCAAAATAAGTTTTGACACCGTAATCGTTTGTAACCAAGAAAGTCATTGACACATCTTCGGTAGCATAACCGTATGCCTGCTTAACCTGCTTCATGCCAATGACGCGTTCATTCGTAATGACTTGACGTCCTGGAAGCTGTACATCCCTGCAAAGAAGATTTAGTTCGCGAGTTTCTCCAACAAGCCCAGGTAATACCGGCATGACCACCTGAAACATATTGCTTCGAGCTGGACCATTACGCAATGCGCCTTTTAACTGGTCAACTGACATAGGCATTAGATCATACTCCTAGAATCTTTATATACTGCAGACTTACCAGATTTTTGGAAATCGGCTGTTGGTAAGAACGTAGCAATCTCCCACTCGGGTGGAGGTACGTACGCAAATCTGCTTCTTACCTGTGAATTAAGATAATGCTTAAAGCACGGCTTATAATACTTAAGGCTCGAAGCACCTTTTAGCGTTTTATATGCAGCCTGAAATTTTGTGGTCTCATCGTACTTTTTATTGTTTGTAATTTCCATTAGAGAGTCTAGCATCTTAGCTCTAAGCGGTATAGGTAAATAGTGTAGATTTAAACCATAGAATCCGCCAGGTGCAGGACCTACAACAATAGTCAAAGGGAAAGTGTCATAGTATGGCATTGTCTCTTTTGTTTTAGGATCGTAGAAGTACATGTACATGTTTCCTACAATACCACGGCTTTTTAATTCAACCGGGTCTTCTTTCATTAACGCGTTACGATTCACTTTTCCCATAGCCTGGGCTTTCTTTCGAAACCAGGCCATAGATTCTTTAGATCGTGGCGTTATACCTGCACGAAATGCTTCGTACTCTAGCTTTTGAAATATATTACTCATGACAGTATTTATACTGTTATTTTTTCTTTTTTCTCACAGGGCCAAGAGGTTTTAGCGGCTTGATGTACTTAGGCATAATTTTCATCTCTTGTAAAGTCTTTTCAGTCCATATCTGAAATACCCAACCACGATCCGTAGAATATTTTTGTGCAGCTTCCCACTTATTCATATTCTTTACATAAGTAAATGCTTCGTTAATATATCTCTTTGTACGCTTTTGGCCCTTTGGAGGTTTAGTCTCTTTATCAGGTTTGATCTCAACCAGCAATGTTTGGTTCTCCATTACAATTTTAAGATCTGGAAAGTACCTATGATACCGCTTATCGCCATCGTAATAGTATGGTATTACAACTTCTTCGCTTGACCAAGACTTAACATTGGGATTATCATCGCACCATTTAAAACAGTGTCGTTCCCACATAGACCTAAATATTACGGCAGTATGATCACCAGCGTACTTCTTTGGGTTTTTAACTTTGTATTTACCTGAATAAGCCATATAAATAGTTCTAACTTTCTTTGTATTTATCGGAAAATTCATGCCAAAATATAAGTACCCATTAGTAAATCAGGATGACTATAAGGCTAGAATTCTATTTACTACTATAATCGAAACTCCGCCGACTATTGATACTTCTGCCTTTGAACGTGAAGCGAATCAAGGTACAGTAACTGGTGCACTTAATACTCTTGGAAACGTATTTACAGCTCCAATCAGAGGTGGCACACGTACTAAAGGTGATACTGTTCGACTCTATTTACCTCCTGGAATTCAGGTTCAAGATGGGGTATCTTTCGATAATGCTGAGATGGGTATTAGAGGAGCTGGAGTAGTTGACGGCGCCATGTCCGGAGGCTCAGGTAGTTTGGCTGATATGGCATCATCTACGTTTGGCTTAGGTGATATTAAAGCTATATTAGGACAGATCCAATCTCCTGAGGTAGCTCGCGCTACTGCAGCTGGTGTGGCAAGCATGAATCAGAAAGCACAAAACGTAACAAACAGCGCTTTGCAAACTACTTTGAATCCTAATATCAGAGCAATCTTTAGATCAGTTAACTTACGAGAGCATAGTTTTACGTTTAAATTTATTCCGCGGAGTGCCGCTGAAGCGCAAGAGGTAAGGTCTATCATAGACTGGTTTAGATTAGAGTTGTATCCTGAGCCAATTAAAGTCAGAAATCTTAACGTTGGTTATGAGTTTCCAAATAAGTTTTTAATACAAATGAAATATGGAGTTAATTCTGATATTGTAACTCAGCTTTTACCGGCACACCTTATAACGATGAGCACTAACTATAACCCTACTGCCATGGCGTTTTATGGTGATGGCGAGATGCAAGAGATAGATCTAACACTTAACTTTAGAGAATACAGAGCACTTGATAAACAGGACATACGTGCAGGATTTAATGAGCTAGACAATCCTGATGCTGTTGATGCAATATTAGGTGATATATTCTATCAGCCTAACTATGGACCGCCTGGTTCATCACCTGCGCCTTCTCGGTCTGCATCTAAAGGTTATCCACCATACGTTCCTGCAAATCCAGCCAAAGTTACACGATTCCTTAATAGCACTGAAGCTGGTTCACCGCACTGGATGGAAACTAATTATATGAATGAAGCAGGGGATTATAAAAATAATCCTCCATGGGGCACATCGAATCCTGTACAATATAATCCGTATCAAGATCCTCAATATATGCCAGAGGCAAGATTCCAAAATGGAGATGTCTACTCAAATATAACATATGACTATGATAAGGGTGGGCCACAATAATGAGTGACTATTTTAAAAATTTCCCACAAAATGCTTATAGCTTTGGTTCTGGATTGCCGTTTGTAGGATGGCAAAATCTAACAGCGTACGTTGATATTATCGATCAAGTAAAAGACAACGTTGCGTTCTATGGATATTATAATATTCAAGAAGGTGACAGAGCCGATCAGGTTTCACAATACATATATGGTGATATGAAATACTATTGGACCTTTTACTTACTTAATGACCATATCAGAGAACAAGGTTGGACTCTCTCTTATCCTGAACTAGTTAAAAAGGTTGGCAAACTGCATCCTAATACAGTGCTTACTACAAAAGATATTATTGCCGGAAAATTTAAAGTGGGTCAAACTGTAACTGGTTCATCGACCGGTGCAACTGGCACGATTATTCATAGAAATTTAGACCTAGGTCAATTGGTGATTAAAGGTTCACTTTCGTTTAATTCTACAGAAACTATTACATCTCAGGTTGGTGATACTGTGGAATCTATTACATTGATTGGCGCAATTGATGAACCCAATTCTGTAAGATATTATGTAGATGCGGATATGAATCATTACGACATTGATCCTCACGCTGATAGACCATCGCTATATGCACCTGTTACTCAATATGAATATTATGCACAAGAGAATGATAAGCTTAAGCAAATTAAAGTGTTAAATCCAAGAGTGGTAAATGATGTTGCTAAAGAGTTTCAGGAAGTCATAAGAAATGCCTAGCACTTATAAACCGTTTGATCCAAAGGAATACGAGTTATCTTCGGTTACAATAAAAACTGAAAGAAATTTGCATCAGGTTGATATTACTCAAGGTATTGTTAATTTTAATATCTTTGAGCATATGGATAAGCCATATCTTACTGGAGATATTACGTTTGCAGATACAAATCGTATTTTAGAGATAATTGATTTTAAAGGTACAGAGGTTGTAGACTTTAAGTTTAAGTTACACCAAAATGATATCTTTATAGAAAAACGATTTATTGTTAGAAACGTTCAGAATATTGTACCATCTACTGATACCGATGATGTAATCAGTTTAAACCTCATCGAGTATGATGGGTTTGTCGGAACACTTCGTTTTTTAAACAAAGCCTATCAGGGTAAACCCGGCCAAATAGTTAACGACATGATGCGAGATGTTTTTGGTGGACAAAAGATTGCAGTACGTGCCCAGGGCCAAGAAATTATGGCTCAAGAAAATTGGAATACGGCTAATGAAGTACCAGAAGGTGTATTGGCTGCACTTACTGAAGAAAATGCTGCAGAGATGCAAGCTGCGTTTAGATACATTGTTCCTAATCTAAATATATTTGAAGCTATTCGTGCTATCACAACACGTGCAACCGGACTGACTGGTTCTCCGTTCTATTGCTATGCAACGTTAGCTGATAATAATCTGAGATTCTACGATCTTTACACATTGATTCGTAGGCCAAGTATTAATGGTGCTGAGCCGTATTTTTATTCATCATATATAACACAGAACGCCAATATTAATGTAGATATTACACGCATCGCATCTGAGATGACTACGACATCAAATGATAACACACTTCAGTTATTGCTCGATGGTGATCTCGGAGCCACATATGAGTTTGTAGATCCGACCCATGCATTAGAATACAGTTTTAACTACGACTTAGATACTACACTTCAAAATATACTTGGAGCCGAAGCTTATCCTGTAGCAGATACAAAATCTCCTTTTGGTTCTAAAGCAATAAGTAAATACCAGACTAAAAGATTTAATCTGCTTGCTCCGTCATTATTATATTATGATCAGAAAAATCCGTACGAAGAATATAATACAGCAGCGCATACATCTAAAGCTATTCAGAAATCTTTAAGAAAACTTATAGGTCAAGAAGCTATTGATA